CGGCGTCGCAGCCGGCCGGGCCCCAGTAGTCGCGGCGGTAGAGCTGCTTGGCCCGCTCCACCGTCAGGTTGGCGATGTCCTCGCCGGGGTACTGCGCGGCGCTGATGCCGAACTTCGAGCCCTTGAGCACGCCGACGCCGACGCGCCCCGAGGTCCAGTTGCCCCGGTCCTCGGAGTCGAGGCTGACCGTGTCGCCCTCGCGGTTCGGCTGGATCAGCTTCAGGAACGCGTCGTCGAAGGTCATAGGTCAGCGGGGGTGGTCGCCGCACTCGCTACGGTCGACCTTGGTGGACAGCGCGGCGTGCAGCGACCGCACTTCGTTCAGGAGGGACTGCATCCCGTCGCTGATCGGCTTCAGCTCGTCGCGCAGCCGGTCGTAGCGGACGTAGTCGCGCACGATCTGCACTTCGAGCGCCTGCAGGTCCATGCGGAGCTTGTTGACGGCCTCCCACAGCACGCGTGCGAACCAGCCGAGGCAGACGGACACCAGCGACAGCAGGCCGGTGATGACGTACAGCAGGGCTGGGCCCGCGTCGAACGCGGTAGGTGCCGTGGCGGCGTCCATCAGCAGCCGCGCTTGCCCTTGCTGGGCGTCATGGGCTTCTTGCCTGGGGCCTGGCCCTTCTTGAAGGGCGGGAAGGGCATCGGTTTCGTGGCCATGTCAGGCTCCTTGAGGTGAGAAGTGATCCGTGGTGGGCGACCCGTCCTGGAGCTGCTCACCACCCTGTTTCGGCGGCGTGCCCTGGCCAGGCGCCCCGCCCTGTCCCTGGCCACCGGCCAGGAGCATCTGCTGTTGCTGGAGGGCCTGCTCCGCCGCGCGAGCGCGCAGCACCGGGAGCGGGGGCACCACCTTGTTCGGGTTCACGTCCAGTCGCTTGACCGCGCTGCGCAGCAACTCGGCGCGACCCTCGATGCCGACGATCTGCATGTCGACCGGGTTCATCGTCGCGGCCAGGAACTCGTTGGTGCGTACCTGGGCGGCTTCCTTCGTCACCAGCGACAGCGCGCCGCGCGCCACCGGGTTGATGTCGCCCTTCAGGTCCGGGTCGTCGCCGTACCGCATGTTGTGGTAGTGCAGGCCGACCAGCATCTTCTCGATGACGTTGATGTCGGTGCTGCCCACCACCTGACGGATGATCTTCGAGGCGTTGCCGATCATCATCGACATGCCGCTGGCCGTGCGCCCGGCGCCGGCGGTCTCGAAGCCGGCCATGTACCGCGGCACGCCGGTGTACTCGTCGGCCAGGGCGCTGTAGCGGTCGAAGATCGCCATCAGCTCGGTGGCGTTGCTCTGCGGTTGGAAGAACGAGATCGGCTGCGCCGTCGACCCCATGGGGTCCGACTCGAACTGCCAGATCTTCCAGGGGTACATCTCCGTCACGTCCGCGCCGCTGGGCAGCCGGTTCGACAGGATACCCACCTGCGGGCCCGAGGAGATGCCCATGTTGGCCGCCAGCGCCCGCGCGGCGCCGTTGCACATGTCCTGGCAGTCCTTCATCAGGTCGTAGGGCGCGTTGCCCCACACCGAGCCCGGCACGCGCTGGAAGCTGTCGCCGTACAGCGGCCGACGGGCCAGCGGGTCGGCGTTGAGCACCGCCTTGACGACGACGCTGTTCACCAGCCAGGCCTCGACCTGGTACTGCTTGGTGATGTCGGGCACCTGCTCCGAGGTCATGCCCCAGTCGCGCAGCATCTGGCCGCTGGCCGAGCCCCAGAACTGCAGGGTGTCGACCAGGCCGGTGTCCAGGCTCATGCCCTGCTCTTTGCCCTCGGCGATGAGCTTCTGGGTCTCCTCGGAGGTCCACTCGCGGAACCCCCGGCTGGCGTACTGCTCCAGCACCTTGCGCAGCGCCGGCTCGCTGAACCCCTCGACGCCGATCATGGCCTCCAGGTCCTCGCGGGACAGGCGGTGGCGCCGGATCAGCGGACCGTCCTGGATGTCGCGCGCCCACGGCGCCGGGAACACGTCGAACGGGTCGACCCGCTCCCATTCCTTCTTCGGCTCTACGCTGGTGATCAGCTCGCCCTCGGGCGACCACGACAACGTCGGCTTGCGCCGCACGATCGGCCCGGCCACGAACGCCGACTTGAACGTCGCCTTGTCGGTGATGTACTGGTCCAGCGCGTCGAGGTACCCGCCCGCCAGGAGCTGGTCCTCCATCTTGGCCTCCATGCGCGCGCAGCGCACCTTGGCCTCCTCCATGGTCAGCGCCGTCACCTCGTCGCGGATCTCGCGCAGCCGCACCTGGGCCTGCTCCATGGACGGCGGGAACCCGCTGGCCATGGCCATCTCGATCTCGGAGGTGAGCTGCTGCACCGCCTGGGCGACGGCCTGCGGGGGCAGGTCCGGCACCGGGCTCGGGCGCAGGGTCCAGGGCTTCTCGTCGCCGGCGCCGATGATGGCGTCGCGCATCAGGGCCTCGATCTGCCGCATCTTTCCCGACGCGACCATCATGTAGATGCCGGGCTGGCGCTGCTCGGCGATCTGGGCCTTCTTCGCCGGCGTGTACTCCCCGCGGCGGGCCAGCAGGGCCTCGATCATCTCCTGCTCGACGGGGAGCCGAGCGGTGCGGGCCTTCGTGAAGAACCCGCGGATGTGGCCGGCCAGGCCGGAGATCACCGGCTGCGCGGCCTGCACCTCGTACGCTGCGTTGCTCGCTGCCTGGGCGTCCATGGCCAGCGCCGCGGCCTGGTTGCCCACCCGCAGGAACCCACCGATGTTGATGACCTTCGCCCCTCCCGGGGCAGATCCGACGGTGGCTCCGCCCTGCGCCGAGGACGCGGACGAGCCGGGCATGGGAAGACCGAGTGCAGCCATGGGTGCGCAGTCTAACAGGTTAGTCAGTGCTTACGCCAGTCAGACGTATGCATACGCCCGCGGCTTGACCTCCCGGGCCACGCTCTGGAACGCCGTCATGGTCTGACTGAACTGCGCGTTGAAGTGCAGGCACCCGTACTCGAACGCCTCGGCGATGTGGCTGTGGTGGTTCTTCACCACCGTGAGCTGGGTCGTGCCGTCAGCGTTCTTCTTGTACCGGTACCCCCACTCCAGCGCCTTGAGCAGGTGCGTGCACGACGGGTCGACCAGCAGCCCGGCCTGAGTGTCGATGGCCCGAGTGAACAGCCCCTCCGCGGCCGCGTGGCGCTTCTCTGGGTCGTTGGTGCTGGCCCGCACCGCCTTGTACCCCCGGGCCTGCACCGCCTGGGCGATGGTCGCCTCGTTCACCTGGCTGCGCTGGAAGCACGCCGGGTCCAGGACGAACAGGAACGACGTGCGGGGCGCCGTGGGGAACTTCTTCAGCAGGTGCGGGATGAGGATCGAATCGAGGAACTTCTCGTAGCTCATCGTCATGTCGGACGGCACGTACGCCTCGGTCAGCACGTTCACCCGCCCCCGCGCGTCCTGCTGCAGCGCCACCGCGGCACCCTGCAGCCCGTTGTCCGCGCCGACGATGATCGGACTGGCCTGGGCCGGGATGGCCAGCAGCGCGTTCAGCGCCTCGTGGAACTTGCGCCGGAAGCTCGCCTTGAACACCGGCTGGCCGGCGTCGCCTGGGCCGTACTGGTTCTTCAGGTAGACGTCGATCCACGCGTCCGTGTTCAGCGCCATCAGGTTCGGGTAGTAGTCCTCGCTGAGGTACAGCAGGTTCTCCGCGCCCGGGTTCACGCTCCCGTCGTCCAGCACCGCCGGCGGCTGGATGAACACGCTGGCGTTCTCCGGCGGGTCCGAGAGCATCTTGTGCCAGTAGCTGTACACCACCGGCGCGTTCGTCGAGAAGATGATCCCCGGGTACGTCACCCCGCCGGCCACCACGCTGGGGAACCGGTCCACCCGGCCGGCCAGGGCCTTCACGATCTCCGGGTCGATCTCCCGCGCCTCCTCCAGCCAGGCCCCCGAGAGCTGCAGCGACAGCAGCCGCCGCACGTCGTCCGCGGTGTCCGCGTGCATCAGGCACAGCTCGGTGTGCATGAGCGTGCCGTCGCCCATGTCGGCCTTGATCTCGAACACCAGCTCGGTCAGGCGCCAGGTCCCGATCGGCGCGCCGTCGGTCTGCGTGGGCATCGACACCAGCCACTCGTCAATCAGCGGCTTGACGGTCGACCGCAACTGCGCGCTCGTGTTCCGCACGATGGCGTACTTGGTCCGGCGCACCCCGTTCCAGGGCTCCTGCTGCTGGGCCCGGGTCAGCAGGTCCATCAGACACACCGTCGACTTGCCGCCGCCCACCGGGCCCATCAGGCCCTTGAAGAAGCTGCGGTCGGCGATGAACCGCTTGCCGGTCGGGCTGGGGACGTACTTCACGCGAACGCCTCGCCCCAGGAGTCGTCGGCCGGCGGGGCTGCGGGGGCGGGTTCAGGCGGCAGGCGCCGGGTCAGCACCTCTACCGCGTCCTGGACATCGGAGAGCGAGCGGCGAGCGGCACGTTTGAGCGGGGGCTCCTGCGGCACGTTCGGGTCCAACACGATCTGCA